AAATCTGGTCTTGTTTTAATAGACAAAAAATTTGTTGTATCCTTGATAGATAATAACTGGAGAGTTTTAAATAAAAATACGTGGTATAAACACAGAGATATTAAGCATTTTGTGAACAACTATATAAGAAAGGACACAGCATGACAAGATTCGGTGGTAAATTTTCAAATAAATTATTCGGTGAAGTAAAACTAGAAAGAAAAAAGTTTGATGGTACTTGTAGGTATTGTGGAACTACCCTCGTATTAGACGATAACTGGAACGATTACTCAAAGAGAAATGGACATAAGTTATGTGCTTCTTGTAAAACTAAAGAGAACTCTGGCAGAATGTTTGTTAATGGTAAGTATGTTTCTGTTCATCACCCTCTTTATAAAGCAGGACACTATAAATCTTTTAATGATGCAGCCTTTTCTTCTTTGAAAAATTATGATAAGTGTAAGTCTGGTTATGTGTACGTGGTGTCTAATCCTGCTTGGGAAGGATGGTATAAAATAGGTAAGGCTGTTGATGCAGAGGACAGATGTAAAGGATACCAAACATCCAGTCCTTTCAGAGATTACGTATTAAAATATCATAAAAAGTTTAATGACAGAAATAAAGCAGAAAAAATAGCACATAGAAAAACACGTAAATTAGCTATTGAAAATAATGCAGAATGGTTTAAGCTATCATTAGACAATATAATTAATATAATAGATGGGATAAAAAATGAAGTTAGTGCTTGATATAGAAAATACAGTTACAAAAAGAAATGGTCGCACACACCTAGACCCTTTTGAGAAAAACAATTCTCTTGTTATGGTGGGCATGAAAGCAGACTTTGGTGAGACAATAATTACATTTGACCACAGCGAGAAAGAACCTACAGAAAATGGTAGGGATATTGTACAGGCAACGCTGGACAAGACTTCAGTTCTTGTGTGTCACAATGTTGCACACGATCTTGTTTGGTTGTGGGAGTCTGGTTTTAAATATGATGGTATTGTTTTTGATACAATGCTGGGTGACTATGTTTTGCAAAGAGGACAGAAGAAACCTCTATCGTTAGAGATGTGTGCAGAGAGATACAAGCTGGACACAAAGAAGCAAGATACACTAAAAGAATATTTTAAGAAAGATTATTCTGTGCGTGACATACCACACGCAGAACTATCTGAATATTTGATAGCTGACTTACGTGCTACAGATCAGTTGGCCGACAAACTATTCCAGAGATTGTCCGGGGATGATGCTGGCCTAATGAACACAGTAAGTCTTACAAACATGGTGGCTGTTTGCCTGTGTAAGATATATAGGGATGGCTTCTCTGTAAACTACGTTGAGCTGGAAGAGGTGAAGCAAGAGTTTGAAGCAGAGAAGAAAACTTTGATACAAGACCTAAACACACAAGTTAGAGAACTTATGGGCGATGTTCCTATAAATCTGAATAGTCCAGAGCAACTATCATGGGTGATATATAGTCGTAAACCAAAGGACAAGAACGATTGGTCTAGCTGCTTCCACAATAGAATGGATCACGAATCTTTTAGTAAAAAGATACGAGCAAAAGCTGAAACAATATACAAGAAGAAAGCATTTAGATGTGAATCTTGTGACGGCAAAGGTTTTATACAGAGGATTAGAAAAGATGGCAAGCCTTATGCTAAAATGTCAAAGTGTTCTGTCTGTGACAGTCAAGGATTTATTTACAAACAGACCTCAAAAGAGATAGCAGGTTTGAAGAGACAGCCTTGTAACTCAAGATGGGTAAGCCATAGTGGGTTCACTATCAACAAAGCAAACATAGAAACTCTGGAGAACAAAGCTAGAAGAGAGGGCGATGCTGATGCCGAAAGATTCTTAAAGAATATAAGAAGGTTGTCTGCAGTAGAAACATATCTGTCCAGTTTTGTAGAGGGTATTGCAGACCATGTTAAGCTTGATGGTAGGTTACATGTTAGATTATTGCAGCATCGCACCTCTACAGGGCGATTTAGTGGAGCAGACCCTAATATGCAAAACATGCCTAGAGGTGGTACGTTTCCTGTGAAGAGAGTGTTCGTATCTCGCTGGAGTGACAAGGGTGGGCAAATATTGGAGTCCGACTTTGCACAGCTAGAGTTTAGAGTTGCCACATTCTTGTCCCAAGATAAGACAGCCATGCGAGAGATAGCCAATGGTGTAGATGTTCATGCGTATACAGCTAAAGTTATTAGTGAAGCAGGACAGCCTACGACAAGACAAGAAGCTAAAGCACATACGTTTGCACCTCTATATGGTGCGACAGGGTATGGCAGAACGACAGCAGAAGCTGAATACTATGAACAGTTTACAGATAAGTATGACGGTATAGGTGCGTGGCATGAGAGCCTTGCAGATGAAGCTATAAATACTTTGAAGATACGTACTCCGTCTGGCAGAGAGTTTTCTTTTCCAGATGTAGAGAGAAAAGGTAGAGGTAAAGTTACGTATGGTACACAGATTAAAAACTATCCTGTGCAAAGTTTCGCCACGGCAGATATAGTACCTCTTGTGCTTGTAAAGATTAGTGAAAGGCTAGAGAATATGCAGAGCTGCATAGTAAATTCTGTGCATGATTCTATCGTCATTGACGTACATCCAGACGAGAGAGATGCCATACTAAAAATAATGAGAGACATTAATAAAAATTTAAAAAATATTGTTGACAATCACTTCAATATAGATTTTAATGTACCTTTATTATTAGAATCAAAAATAGGAAATAATTGGCTTGACACCAAAGATGTCCTATGATATAACTATAGTTCTTTAATTTAGATAAGGAGATAAATACATGAGTACAACAATCACAACAATAGATACAGATAACTACGCAGTCATGGCCAAAGCTATGGGCATGGCAACAGAAACAAACACAAAGCAAAAGGCCAGCACTCTTGCCAGACTACGGATTAATCATTCACCTTTGATGGGTCAGTCTGAGATCAACGGCAAGTCTGTCAACGTAGAAGTTGTAGAGGGTGGGACATACAAACTTGAGATACCAGATGGTGAAACATTTTATTCCACCACAGCCAATGTTCGTCCGTTCCTACAACGCTACATGTATAAGCGATTTGTCATGGGTTCTGGCGATACACCAAACAAGTACATCAAGACTGTTATGAATGACAATCTTAATGTTGACCTCAAGGACAATGATGGTGGTTTCAACTGTGGTAAACCTGCTGGGTTCATACAGGACTTCAAGGCACTAGACCAGAAGACACAGGACTTGATAAAGCAAATCAAAAGAGTCCGTGTTATCTTAGGCACAGTGGAGTTGAAGAATCCTGTGGATTCAAAAGGTATTCCTGCTGATCTAGGTGTGACTCCATTCATTTGGGAAGTAGAGAACAGGGATGCTTTTAAAATATTGGGCAACTGTTTTGTAAAGCTGTCTAAGATGAAAAGGCTACCACCACAGCACATGATAGAGGTGGCCACAGAGCAGAGAAAACTACCAAATGGTAACAGCTTTTACATTCCGTCTGCATCTCTAAACCTATCAGATGTCATCAAGCTATCTGATGAAGATCAGCAAACTTTTGCCGACTTCATGCAGTGGATTGACAACTATAATGATTACATCATAAATGCTTGGGGAG